ATAGGCCCTGGAGTAGAAGACGAGGGGAATGATGCCATTGATCCAGCAATGAATGTAGTTATGTCGTTCATCAATATGGCAGATTCACAATCAACATGGAGAGATATCATGACACCACTCAGAAAAGGGCTTAGTAGCATGAGAGCAGACGAGTTCAGAGTAGAACTTCTGAAAGCTACAACACGAGTTCTTGACAGGCCACCTCGTGTCAAGAATATTCAGCGGTTCAGGAAGATAGTTGCAACACTAGCACAGATCCTGTTATCACCAGTAGAATATCCAGAAAAGACGAACCTCACACTGCGTCTATATATCGCATACAACAGTATTGTGAGTAATGTATAATGTACATATATCACAAAAAGAGGTGTGCGATGTTTATAGAGCTGTTTGATGATCAGACAGAAACCCCAGATAGCGCTCTCTACGAGACTGCTGCAAAGACAATCACTGCCCTTAAAGAGAAGGACAAAATACTTGGGGCACTCTTGCAATATATCATAGATAGTGCGGCTGACCAATTCATCGGAGAAGAGTTCTATTCAAGAGCCCCGCATCTTCTTCACTTCTTTGTCCAGTTAGGAACAAACAATGAGGAAGTTTTGTTCCTTGACTTTATCCAGCGACATCAAATTCACTGCAGGAACGAGGAGTGCAACGATCAGCCACTCCTTTTAGGTGGATGCCCGCTTATGTACTGCCCAACATGTGGGAGAAAGTATTTCATAGATGTTCCTACAATATCCGAAACAATATGCAAGAGATGTGCTGCAAGAGATAGAGAATGTTCTGAACGTAGCAGGAAGTATGCATATAGAATATTCTTTACTGAGGGAGCATGATAGAAGAAAAGGATCTATTTGACTTTGATGCAGAGGACAATGACAGGTTAGTTGTAAGTCCTCAGGAAATTCACAGAACGACAGAGACGGCTAATATACGGCTTACGAGCAAGGACATCATGGTTTTCGTCAATGAGTATGGCAAGCCAACACCCATTCTTATAGTAGCACAATGTGAAGTAGATTCAATAGAATATGCTGCTCTTTTTGACACACAAACTGGAAAGAGATACGTTGTAGAACTCGTCCGTGAGAAGGGTATGATTAAGGGATTTAGAGACCTCGTTACGGAATTTCATGATGAAGAATGGGGAGTCATAACAAACTTCTTCTTGAGAGAGGGTGTCTTTGACATACACAGGATAAACGAGTGGTACCGGTCACAAAGGATGAAGCATAATCTGAGCATGGGAAACTACAGGATACCGGGCATAATGCTAAAACGCATAGAAGAAAAAAGGAAAAGGAAATCTATTTAGGGTAGGAGATCGTATGCTAACAATGCAAAAAGAACAACAATCAGCACTCATCACAGGGATTCGTGGGCAGGACGCTGCGTTTTTAGCGCACCTCCTCCTAAGGGAAGGATACCTTGTTTATGGGCTTGACAGGAGAAGTGGTGAAAGCTCTTTCTGGCGACTAAGAGAACTTGGAATAGAACAGGACGTAGCAATTGTCCACGCAGATCTTACTGAGTACCACGCTGTGAAGAAGGCGATATCTGGAATAAGACCATCACTCATATTCAACCTTGCGGCTCAGTCGTTCGTAAAAGCATCATTTGACAATCCTTTCACAACTATCGATGTTAACACAATAGGATTGCTTAATATTCTGGAATCTGTCAGGGAACTCGGAATGGTAGATACACGAATCTATCAAGCGTCAACCAGCGAACTGTTCGGTATTCCGCTAGAAGTGCCTCAAAGGGAGACGACACCATTCTACCCAAGAAGTCCATATGGAGTATCAAAGCTTGCAGCGCATTGGCTTGCTGTCAACTATAGGGAATCGTATGGAATGTTCTGTTGTTGCGGCATACTCTTCAACCATGAAAGTGAACTCAGAGGAGAAGAATTTGTGACAAGGAAGATAGCAAAAGGAGTAGCTGAGATAGCTTTAGGAAAAAGGAAAAATCCTATAGTCCTTGGGAACCTTGATGCCATGAGAGACTGGGGCTATGCTGGAGACTTCGTCAAGGCAATGTATAAGATACTAACCGCAGACAAGCCGGCTGACTATGTGGTTGCAACAGGAAAGACGATATCAGTCAGAGAGTTTGTTGAAATAGCATTTAACACTGTTGGAAAGCACATAGTATGGGATAAAACGAAAGATGGATACGATATTGGCTTATGTGACGGTAGTATTGTTGTCGAAACATCTGCTGAGTTCTATAGGCCAGCGGAAGTATCTCTCCTAAGGGGCGATTACTCAAAGATAAAAGAAGAACTTTCATGGTCACCAGAGTGCGATGTGGTTGAACTAGCACAGAGGATGGTACAGGCCGACATTGAGCGGTTACAATCAGGAACATGCAACATGAGAAGGCTGGTTAATAACTATGTCTAACAACTTTACTCCAGTTATAAACATGTACGGACCTATGGACAGGAGTGGCTATGGGCATGCGTACACTGGTTTTTTGCGGGAACTGACAAAGCAGGACAAAGTCAAAATACTATACGATGGCTCAGCTTACTATCAGGAAGCAGACATCTTTTTCATTATGCATATCCCCCCGAGTGTGCGACTAATAACAAAAAGAAACTACGGGAAAAGGCTAATCCTTTATACCATGATAGAAGCAGAGTCTATTCCGAAGTCGTGGGAAGTAGGATGCAATCTATGTGATGCAATAATGACACCGTCTAGTCACAGCACCAGAGTCTTTAGCAATTGTCAACAAAGGCCGGTTTACACTTCACCGCTCGGCATAGATGAATTCTATTGTGTTCCTAAGAAAAGGGAGTTTCGTGAACCATTCCACTTCGTAATGAGCGGTTCATTGACAGAGAGGAAAAATGTTTCCACACTTTATAGCGCGTTCAAGAAGAGGTTCTCTGGAGACAAAAATGTAAAGCTTACACTAAGGTACGCGTTTAAGCCTGATATCGATATAGCGTCTACAGAAAACATATCAGTTGTTGTAGAAGATTATACGAAGGAAAAGGTATTAGATCTCTACCTTGATGCTAATTGTTTTGTTTACCCTTCCGGTGGTGAGGGTTACGGTCTACCTGTAATAGAAGCTGTCGCTACCGGTTGCCCCGTTATAGCGACTCGATACTCAGCGATGTGTGATTATATAGACGATCTTTCCATGATATCGTTGGATAACATAGAGCTCACAAAGGCTATACCTTATCCACCATATAATGAAACAGCAATGGGAGCAAAGATAGACCCAGACGAACTTATATCCAAGATGGAATATGTAATGGATAATTATGATAATGTGAGTGAAGCATCATTCAAAGCTTCCAGCAAGGTTCTGGAAAACTATACCATATCGGTTGCAACAAGGAGTCTTGTTGAGAAGTTCTTAATGCTTATATGAAGCCAAAAGATCCCTATACAACATATGCTTCGATAAAAGCCCTCCGAAATCTCTCACTTAAACCATCGCAGAAGCAAGTCGAAGAGATGCTAAACTCGTTTCTACAGTTCTGTCACAACATTGCAGAACTCAATATGTGTGATAGAAAGGCGTCGACAGAAAGAGCCATAAAAGCACTCGAAAAGCTATCGTTGTCTCCCCTCGTGGTTAAAAATCTTATACCGTATAGAGACAGGTATGCATTGGCACTGGAAGCGTGTTTCCTGACGATAATGCAGTACTTTGACAGTAGTGAAGGCACATCTTTATGGAAATATGTGCCAAAGTATACTCCAAGAACCTTTGCCTTGCTGGTACGTGAGATGATCACTACGGATGATGTTGAAGATATACCTGACACGATAGGTGTCGTATATGATCTGGATCCAGACGATGAAATCTCTGTACCGCGGAATCCTGTCGAGTATACTGAGGCTGTAAGGGAAATAGGATTAACAAATGTAGCTAGCCTACTGACCCCGCATGCTACAAGGCTTAGTGTGCGCTACATTCTTTTGCCTTTTCTTGAACATCTATCAAAGGCTGAGAATGATTCTCATCAGGGATTAGATAGTACTTCCTAAACTCGTCAGGATAACTTACTCTCTTCCCGGTAGCCACCCAGTAAGTAACTCCATTCTTGCTACCCTTCCTGATTATTTCGGCTGGCGGTCTTAATCTTACATTTAGGCCTTCTACCTCACATTCCTTGATAACGTCTGAAGATATGACAAATATGTTTTCGCACATTTCTATTACTGCAATGTCGCCAGATATTAGCTCTTTCGCAAGCAAATATGGTATGAGAAGACCTGCTATCTCATTATCAACAATTTCAAATGTTCTATCATCACCAGTACAAACTCCAAACTTCCCATATGCTTCTTTTCCTTCACTTGGTTTCACAATCTTATAACATCTCATAACTTGATAACCCCGTTGATAATTGTTGACACAACGCTGATAATGCATCCACATCCCACGGCATCAACAATGACAAATCCTGTTCCTATCCCTTGAAAAGCATTGAGAATGTAACCAATGAGCCCAACCCAGAAACCGATACACAACGGACAGTAGAGAAATGTCGACACCATTCTCTCTGCAACCCTCGGAGTTGCAACAATTATGCTTGTCTTCACATCATCGAATATTGATCCGTTAACGATAACTATTGTTATCGCTGAAAACATTACTATATTAAGCAATGTCGTGAACATAAAACCTCCTCTAGCAACCTTCCCGGCAATGTGTGACTGGTCGCCACATCATCCATTCAACTTTAGGTGCCTTATACCTATTCATCTATTTGCACCACCTTCTGAATATTTAATGGCACTACTTTACAGTATCTCACGTTGTTCTCACCATACTTATATATTGCGTCACTTATCGCCTGCTGGATAACATCTTTCTCACTGAGTTCGATATCATCAAGAGAAACAATATCAATCTTACCTGCAAATGTTATGAGCAGGAAGTGAATGTCTGGAGATTCACTTTTCCTCTTGTCCTTCATTGTGTCCTCCTTTCTCTATCTCTTTGATCTTACTGTCAAGTTCTCTCATTTCCTCATGATTGAGCCATCTGGCTCGTTCTTGCTCAATAAGCATTTCAAGCGCCTTTTCAGCTTTTGGATAGATTTCCTTTACCGTTGCTCGGTAGTCATTCTTTACATTCATACCAACACTGATCTCTCTCCTGACATTACCTATCGTGACCGATTCTTGCCTTGTAATCCATATAGCGTCGGCCCATATTTGTCCTTTCACATCACTATCAGCCATATAACCTCCTCATATTATATATCATTTTGTTCAAATATCTTCTTTGTAAGTACTTCAGGATCACGCAACTTACTGTCTATTTCATTGAATAGATTCTGATCTTCCAGAAGCTTGTTCACTGAACTCATAAGGCCTGATCCCAGTGATATATCTCCATATGTATACCATGAGCCTTTGCGCTTTATGATGCCAAGCTTCTCTCCAGTACTTATGAGACTCGCGGCAGGAGTCTTCTGTGGATCAAAGAACATGATAAACTCATCTTCACCATAAGGTGAGTCTACTTTGCTCTTTACCGCTCTAACTCTAACTATGTTAGCGTAGCTTTCAGATCCAGATTTCAGCGTTTCCTTTCTTCTTAGCTCTATTCTCATTGATGCATAGAACCTGAGCGCATTTCCTCCAGTAGTTATCTCAGATGGTCCATACTGTGATGCGCTGGATCGTATCTGATTTGTGAACACAAGCGTTCTTCCTTCTCTACCAACTACTGGATTTGCTTTCCGTAAGAATTTCGACATCATCCTTGCTTGCAAGGCTATGGAGCTATCTTCCATAGTTGAAGAAAGCTCACTTGTAGGTACTAAGCCTGCAACGGAGTCTATACAAACTAGATCTGCACCGTTTACTAGCGCATCATATGCCATATCGAGCGCTTCTTCTCCAGACTCTGGTCTTGCAATAACAACTGATGGATCTATGCCACACGCCTTGAGCCTCTCTCCTGTCAAAGTGTACTCAACATCAAGGATGAGAATGTTCTTTAGACCTATCTTCTGCGCAGAATTGACAATATGAAGCATCAATGTGGTTTTCCCTGAGCTTTCAGGACCATATATCTCAGTAATTCTCCCCTTCGGGATACCACCGATCCGAGTAGCTCTGTCAACTCCTATGATTCCAGTCGGTATCGCTTCAGATGTGTCTGGAAACTCATCATCCGAAGGATGCACCAGTGCGCTCTCACCGTACTTCTCTTTAGCTTTTTTCACAAACTCTTCAAACGCAGATGCTACTTCTTCTGGAGTACTTTCCTTAGATACTACTTCTTGTTGTTTTCTTTTAGATGCCATAGTTAAATCTCCTCTCAATGATATTTAAACACTGGGTGATAACATCATCCAGTGATTGTGTTGCGTCGATTATGATCATGCCATGTTCTTTGGCGATTTCTCTGTATCTCGTTATCGCTCTTTCTATCTTGTCAAACCTTTTGTCGAAAATGTCGCATTTGTTTTCATTCTGCTGGTTTCTCTCGAGTATCCTTTGCCTAGCAGTATCTATGTCTACATCAAGGAGGAATGCAATGTCTGGAACGGGAAGATGTGCTTCTTCTACTTCTTTCCTGACTACATCTTCGCGTATACCGTTAAAAATTGGTTGATAGACCAGCGTGGAGTAGAAGTATCTATCAATGATTAAAAGCGGAGCCGACAAGTTTTCGCTTGTGCGCATTACTTTACACATATCTAATATAAATGCATCGAGCATTACGAGTGGTGTCATTTCGATATTTCCAGATTTGGCATTGTGAATCATCATCCCATACACTGTCAACTCTGACGGGAAATGAATGAGCATAGAAGGATGGAAGAAACTAGAAACAGCTGATGACACAGCAGACTTACCACTTCCATCCACACCTTCGAACACAACAATGTGTTTTCTCATATTGACCTCCGCTAACTTATTCGCTTGTTCCAGATCCGATAAATTGTATGATACAATCATAGTAATATCACTTTGTGGGGAAAATATATGGCATTTGAAGCAACACTCATGGTAGTCAGATCGAAATCTATCAGTTACAGTGACCTTGTCAAGAACATTACCCCTTTGATGAGAAGCCAACTCAATATGCTTGGTCTTGACATTCAAAAGGAGACGACCATACGCGACTATCTGGCTCATACAAAAAGCTCGAACATACCAAGGTACATACGAGTGCTCGAAAAGCGCTCTAAGGATAATCCCAAGAGATCAATTCCTATAGACAATGATCCATACGAAGGTGGGATCTTTGTCTCGCCGAACTACGCGATGATCATAGCCTGCGGGTCTACAGATACAAGCGGAAATCACGTTAGCACGGTATGGATAAACTTTTCGAAAAGACTTACAGCATACTTTCCATCACTCACAAATGTTCCGTTTGCCATCGGCGGACTGCTATCAGAGAGAATAGGAAGAGAAGTTCATGTGCTCCATGCCACATCATATAGCAGATCAAGTGACCGATATGCACTGTTCTATAATGGTCGCAATGCTAACCCACTGAGCGGAAAAGGGGCACTTACGACAGTTAAGAACACGTATGGTCTAGATATAAATGTACTCATGGACTCGGTCGACAGGTGCCTTGCTATCTTATTTGCACCATATGACATCAATGACGCCCAGGTGCAACTTGAGAAACACAAACAGCGAATTGCTGAATTTGAAAGTCAAGCACAGAACCTTATCATAAGAGATAAGCAAGACGGTTCTAACATGGTCGAAAGGTTCCGAAAGGAAAACGAGATACTACTAAGTTCGCTCCAGGAACGGTATAACAGCCTCAAGAGCTCGCTTACTATGGACCCCGATGGGATTATCTATCCATTCGTGCTGTGTAAGTATGTAGCTCCATCATCCGACATTCGGGAGATAGTTTTCGGAAATCCTAGCGACTGACTTGTTTCAGAAGATACTTAAATGGCTTCCCATCTTTTCTAAGTTCGGCTACTGTGAGACATTCATCAGCATTGTAGTATGACGACTTTGTTTCTCCCAGAACACAATGATCGCTGAATGAGCCATAGGATGTTGCCTTGATTCCTAGCGTTTTTGCCCTGAATGGTTCAGTATAGGGATCTATTCCCCTCTTGTTCGCTTCTGCAACAACAACTTCTCTTAATGGTGTTGATTTCATCACATGTTCCTCCTAAACCATATAATATCAAATCTTGTTATTTTTCCGTCATTTCTTTTGCTTTTTTCTCCATTTCTTGTATAGCCCTTTCGTTTTCTTGTTGTTGCCTTTGCTTCTCTTTCGCTTCTTTAAGCTTCTTTAGGGCATTATCATCTTGCATGCGTGGGAGATTATCTTGGGCAGTACCAGTGTTGGTAACATATTTGCCTGGTCCAAGCAGAGTACCGTGCTTTTTATAGTAAGGATCTCCTAGTTGCATTCCTGTTGGTCCTACGTCGTATGTATCAATGTGAGTTACATTATTGTTGTCCATTAAGATTACTTTAGTAAAGCCACGTTCATAAAGGAACTTGCCCATTGGTTGACCGTTAAAAAAGGAAGAGTCCGGCAGTACGTGAAACATAATTATACGGTACTGTGGATCACTTTCAAGGCAGTATATAAGTCGTCCACCATGTGCCATAGCGTACGTACCACCTACCTTCCTTAGTGCGTACTCATTCATCCGTGCTGCCCAGTGATACCGCTGACCTTTTGTCCAGTTATACTTATTAAACTTTGATCCCGATAGTATAAGGTGTGCATTTGGCTGTGCTATCGCACATCCAACACAAACAATTAGTATAAGCATTAGTCGTAATATCTTCATATCATACCTCTGTGAAACATTGTCGTTGTTTCCAGACCTAACAGATGGTGATTTAATGGTATAATGTTACTGATTACTATCGAGGAGCGTATAGGGAATGTCAAGCACAATAACACTTGATTCTCAACGAAATGGTACTGGAACACGTTTCCTTCCGAAAGAGAACAACGTTCCATTTGGAGACTATATCATTCCAATGCTCTACATATGGTTCATAGGATCGGGGGGAATGAACAAGGATTACGATATTATTTCAAAAGCCTTTGACTCATTTGTAGAATTTAACCCAGGCGGAGCAGAATCACAGTCTGCAAAGTCTTTTGTGGTCAATAACGCGACAAAGCTCAAAAGCCTCCTCATTAGCTCCTCATTGAAGAACCAGTCTTTTCTGAGAGCCCTCGTCAGTGCTGCTACGCTATCGTGCAGTCAGTATGGTGATAGATTTCCTAAAACAGGTTCGTTCTATAAAGCACCTGACGGTAGTTTCTCTGCTGTTCCACTTTCTTCCGCATTTGATGATCCAGAGAAAAAGCTCGCGACAGCCATGGAGATATACTATATTATGTTGTCGGGCGGGCTTATTGACTTTACCGCACAGACAGGGATTAATCCTATTAATATCTATACCGGTGAGTTCTACACTGAGGACACAACAACCACAACTTCCACCAATGCAAGGATAATAGGCCTCCCATCGTCTGGGATATTCACAGTAAACAACAGGAAGAAAACAGGGTATTATCAGCGCACGTTCACAGGAGTCGATGCAGTATGCCTTGCATCTACTGGAAATGTTGTTAGCGAATTAAACGGGTTAACTTCCCTTTCGTGGTCTGTACACCGCGGAAAGTCTACACCAAGGATATTAGGAAAGCCATCACCATCTATACGCTCGCGAGGAGCAAGAACAATAGCCGGAACAATGATATTCACAGTTTCTGACCATCACCCTCTTCTAGATCTTATACCTGGTGATATAAGCTCTGTAAGAAGTATGTCTCTTACGATCGGGCAAAAAGACTGGAGACAGATTATGATGGCAGACCAGCTTCCTCCTTTCGATTTGACGGTCGTCCTCATGAACGAGTATGGTATGTGTTCCATACTCATCATATACGGTATCGACGTCGTTGATGAAGGTTCTGTTATATCAATAGACAACCTACTCACTGAAATATCAGTACAGTACGTTGCTGTTGGAATGGATCCTATATATGAAGTGCCGGCAGACGACCTTGCTGGGAACGTAATTGTGGATCCGTACGGTATTGTCAAAGGAAACGGAGAAGAGTTTGCAAGAAGGCGCGATGTTGTTATGAAAGGATTCGCATATAGCGATTACGAAGCAGCGTATGATGCATACTACAGATCTATAGCTGGGGTATCTGGGGGAGAAACAAGGAGAGTAAAGCAATGAGTGCTGTAAAACAGATAGTTTTTGTAAACAACAACTTAGAATCAGGAAAGGATACTTCATACATAGCCCTAGCCAACCCGGGCGAGAGCCTTGTAATCAAGGCATACAACTCAGACTCTCTTATCATACCTATAAAAATGAGTGATGGCTTCTACCGGTGCTCATACTTTTCAACAGCATCTGGCGTAGAAGCATTTGCCGATAAGATACTCCTACTGCCTAACAACACGCTGTACCCAAAACAGTTCAAAAGTGTAGAGAATGATAAGTATAGGGTAGATGACGGCTTCGTATTCGGGTGCGGGTTAGGAAGCGGGGAATTGCGTATCTATAATGATGCTAATACGTCAACCAGAATTGTAGATGGTAGCTATATAGTAAGATCGCACGTATTCGCTATGTCTGCAGTATTCACGTCATTATGGGATAGTACAGAGCGCTGGAATGTGTTCGGACTCATTGCATCACCAGTTCGTGTAAACATTACCATAATCATAGAGAGAGTAGCATGAACGCATTGTTTAATATTAGCAGAGATAAGATAACATCGATAACTTTTACTAATGATGACAACATTCCCTACAGCAAAACTTATATCTTCACTCCCGTACGGTCACCACATTCATGTATATGGTCACCACACAAAGAACCAACACAAATGTTAAGTCCGATAGAGGTGGCATACAACGTAGCCAAAAGTAGTATAGAGTGTTTACAGAAAGCGGGCACAATATCCGAAGATTGTGTGAATGTCGCACTCAAAGCTATAAGAAGCTGTTCTACAATGGAATCAGTCTACGCTATACTCAACTCTTTGGCAATGAACATAACGCGATTATAGGAATCATAGACTTCTATTGTTGTTTATAGGACAAGACAGAAAAGGAAGGCAAAAGCCTTCCTTTCTGCATTTTAATGCTCAGAATACTTACGGCTGTTGACCCTGAGAAGGTATAACCTGAGGGTTAACAGTATATCCCGTGCGAGAAGCATTAAAGTTAATGTTAGAGAAACTGTTCTGTTCGAAGTCTACTGTTGACCTATCGTATTCATTGAGTGGTGTCCATGGTGTTCGATGTAGCGCAATGAATGTTGCCTGACGCTCATTGGTAAGGTCATCCATTGATATACCACCACCTTCGTTGATTATCTCGACACCGATGATAGCACTCCATGCTGCCTGACCGTACTCATTCTGTGCTATGAGAGTTATGTCAAACGGCCACACCTGGTCCATATAATCTGGAAGAGATTTTACAGAAACGGCCGGTCCTCCATGAACACCCACAGACTGTGGGTCAAAAAGCCATTTCACTTCATCCTGATGAGCGTAATACTTGTGGTTTTCGTATATATCGTAGAGAGGCTCATGATCAAAAAGAACAAACTGTAACGTGCCCGCTATACCTCGCTTTCCACGAGATATAGAAACTGGTCTGCTCTTCCCGAAGATGTAAACAGGAACTTTTTCACGTGTTACCGAAACAGCAACGCCTTGAAGCGTCATTACTGTCATGTCGTCAAACATTGCTGTTATGTCAACACCACTAAATGTTGTGAAAGTTGATACAAAGTGGTCAGAAACTACTCCCATGTGTTTCCTCCTTAGTAGTTATTAGTCTTGCCGCAGATTAACGTACGCAATAATGTCTACTCGCCTAATTTCCACAGCTGTGTCAAGAATTAGACGTATTGCAGTCCTTCCGGTTATATAACCAGTCGGATCTGGGATAAGCTCAACATAGAGATTGCCTATGGCGTCAGGGACAAGAACACTGACAGCCGAGTAGACATCCTTGCGAAGGCTGGTAAGGTACTGCGGTAGACGTGGTTTACCAATATACGGATTAGCAGCTTCCCTCGCAAGTGACACTGCAAGAAAAGTAGTATCCCTTACAAACTGACGAGCGAACTGACTACGAGGTGTAGCAAGCGTAGGTGCATCAGCCCATATAAACTGCTGCATCGCATTCATAACTGCAGCAGTGTATCTGTTATCATTCAGTGCAGAGATTATTTCTGCGTTGAATATCTTTACTCCGAGATCTCTGACCGAGCCAGGAACCTGCTTGTGAACAGCTGACTCTTTGTAGCTCAATGACGACTTGAACGCAGCGTAGACAGCACCAGGGTTGGCAAAATATTCTCTACCACCGTTTATGTTGGTATTCCGATAAACGAAACATCCAACAGGTGCTTCTGCCCTGAAATCGTTGATACCTGCTATAATGTTTGCCGGCCTTGTGTGATCTGTAGCGGATGTAACCGTAAGCTTTTCAATCCATGCATTTATACCTGCAGGTGTTAGATCGGTGAGCGGCCGCACTGGAATCTCTACATCGCACTCATTAGCAAGGTTTGAAGATCTCTGGATGTAGGGCAATACGGTGTTAAAAAGTGCTACCGGAACTGTCTCTGGCAAACCTGTTTCGGCGTTATAACCACTCTCTACATCATCGAGATACATACCCATGATGACGTTGTGTCGACGAGGATAGAGGTCTATAGCTTGCAAAGCTTTCTTCAGTGCCTTCCTATACCCTGACAACGTAGCAGGTATTCCGTTACTGCCTCCACTCATAGCTGCTGGCTGAACTTGACCTGTTGACATAACTGTGCCAGTTGGTGCAGGTAGTTCCGGTTCATAGTTAACTACAACAGTTACAGTACCGCCGACGCTTGGTAGATCATTTGCGTCTGAAAATTCGATAATCCCCTTGAACTTGTCTGACAGTGAAACCTTGCTTAGAGGTATCTCCTTCTCAGCTGTAAATGATATTACAACATCAAATGGTTGTGGCGCTCCAAAAACAATCTGATCACCTGCAACGAAGTACATTCTGTCGTTTCCTTCCTGCAATTCGGAGCGCAGCTTCGCTTCAGTATAACTTACTTTATACGAATATGATGCGTAGTAGACGTCTCCGATAGAAAGTGGTCCTATGATGGTAACAACTCCAGTTGATTCGTTTACAGTGTAGTGTGTAGTTTCTGTAAGAGTTGTGGTTGTTGTGGCGCCGTTTCTCTTGACCATTATAACTACATTATCAAGACCATAACCTGAGTTCCAGCCAGGAACGTTCTTACATGACAGATTAACAGCATAGTTAGTACTGCCGACAAGAGTAGGAGAAACACTCAGAATGTTCTCCATAGAAACGTTCCTGATAAAGCTTGTTATAGTGTGCTTTGTCCTTTCCATCGACTTTGGTGGAGTAGCAACAAGCTCTGCAGTCAATTCACCAGCCTTTATAATCTGCTCATTAGTACCGGAAACGTATGCCCTGGTGATGGATGAGATTTTGTCTCCCCAGGTGCCATCTGCAATATCATAAACAACCTTCTTTCCACCAACTTCTCCGGACCCTACAGTAATGTTTACAGCTTTCTCTATTGGTGCATATGATGCAACGAGCTTGGAATTGATGCTAGTCGTAGCGTTGATACGATTAACAAGATCTGAAACTTTGTTGATAACGTTAGCCCCTACCTGGGTTGGTGATATCTGATATGATACTGATGTTCCGTCAGGAAGTTCGATAGTAAGGTATGCTGGCTCTCCGTTTTCATCCGCAGTTACGCGCACGATTGTTCCATTCAGTTCTGCTGACTCATCTAATGATTCTAACACAAGTGAGTATGCTGGATGCTGTGTTCCGTCGTTATCGATAACGATGGTTGCTGCTAGCTCACCAGACCCGCCTTCATACTCATAGAGCTTTATCCGAGATTTAGAGACTTCTCCTGCACGGATAAGTGCTACTTCAACATTTCCAACAGCAGAGTCTGTAAACTCATAAAATCCACGCACGAGGGATGTCTCAAAGCCAAGACCGGTGGTTATGACATCTCCAAATATTTCCTTGACATCCATACCCTGTGTTATTCTGACAGGAGTATCAACAGGGCCACGGGATGCCGTGCCGATGATAAATGTTGCGTCTGGGGATATCCCTGTCGGAACTTGAGGTGTCCCCCTGTCTACTATCTGACTTCGTACACCATTAAAGCTTTCGTTAGCCATTATTGCCTCCTTTTCATTTATCGATTACAACTGCCTCAATTTCTGGGGCAATTTCACCGAGCGGTCCTATTATTGCAAATTCTTGAGTCATGAACCAGTATCGTGTAAGCTTCTTGGAGAGTCCGGTTCTTGTCATATCATTATCGCCCGTTATGAGCCAATCAAAGTGAACCATCTTCTCTACGCCGAGTTTCAAGAACTCTCCGAGACAAGATATCATGAACACATCAAACAAATACCGTGTTCTCTCAGCCTCAACAACTGTAGGAGCATACACTGTAAACCTGACCAAAGACTCGTAACGTCGCATTCTAATATGATAGTACTTACCGTCATCGCCTTTAACCTCACCAACCTTGTAGAAGCCCCAGTTCTTTCTTTCTCCGAAAGGAGGATCGACAGAAGCTGGCGACCTCTTCTCGACTTCGAAGACGATTGATCTACCTGGTTTTGGTTGTGGAGATGCATCGGTCGTTCTACCATCGCTAACATCGCTCGGGTATATAATATCAGGATGTTTGGGAGTTAGCACTATCTTTTCACCACGATACTCATTTTTCCGGAGCCATGTGTCGAACACTTTTCTGAGCTCATAGAGGAAGTCAATAATATGGATATTTCCAGGTAATCTCTGATACTCTGGTATTAACGACATAGTATCGGTTATCTCTGGGCCGTAGAGTGCATTCCGCTCAGTTACCCACTCATCATATGAAAAGTTAGGATTAACATATGCACGTATCGTCATTACCAGTCTCCTTGTTTCCTCTCTGTGAAAAGGAGGAACGCTTCACTTCTCCCGAAGTCTCCGCTCATTTTGTGTACATACTTAACAAACATTCTATCAGTGGCTTTGAATGGAGGTTTTGGCTGAGTTATAGATGCGTACTTGTCGATCTCATAAACAATATCTCCGACTGCCGGAACTCTTGGAAATCTAGGATTGAACTGAATGGCATAAACATGAGTATTGGCAAGATCAAACCCGGCCAGAAAAGATGTATCTTCAAACTGAGTGACAGATGGTCTGCCAGCGAATGATCCCCCTGGTCTGCTTATTGTTCTTATAACGAAGTCGTCATAGTTCCATTTCGGACCGCCTACAGCTTCATTTGCCTTAGAGTCCCAGAACTTACTATATTGCCCTATTCTCATAATCCGGAGAACTATCCACCTAGACTGAGGAATAGTTTTGTTATCACCATCAAAGAGAGCATCAAGCTCATTGCGGAGGTCTATCCATGGCATTAGCGGTATACTCCGTAAGTCTTAGTTTCTCGATTCATCCATACTCTTGACTTTATGCTTGATGTTGTTTGTGACACATTCAGGAGTGATTCCGACTCTTTGATGCAATCGTCTAGTATACTCCTGGCATCAGAGATGCTATCATAATCATACTGGACTCTTGTAGATAGTAGCTCACGACTGCGGACATAACCATTGAGTGCTCTTCCCATTAGGATCATGTCCCTAAGAAGGAGGCATGTAATGTAGTTGGCAATTGTAGCTAGCTGTTGCTGATCAACGGATGTTATGCCGATAGTCTCTTGTATAAACAGCGACTTGTCAAATATGAGTTTTGCAAGCTCGTATGGGCTTAGCGGAAACTCTGAACCAGCCATCATTCCCATATATCTCATACGGACGTAGTCTGGAGTTACATAGAAGGGAGATAGCATGCCAAGGAAACGCAGTTCTATTCCACTTGTGTCAACATTCTTATCCTGTACACGAATGAACCCCGGAGCTACAGAAACAACTACCTCTCTGTTTTCCATATCGAGAGGAGTACTCAGCCGAATTGCTATTACATTATCATGGTATATGATAGTTTTCTCGATATCAGGATGACTAAAGAGATTGCTGTCAACAGGAAGCCCACTATAGAGTATTTCAACAGAACTTTCTGGAAGGCATCCAGAAACGACAGGGCCGTTGCATACTAGCGATACTGTAGAAAGCTTGCTTAAGCCTATAGACATGTTCTTTGGCATAGTACTTATAATGCACGATACACTGGCCTCTTCAGATGCAGTGAACACATCATATGATGGTGCAAACTCATCAAGTGAGTATGCCTGGTTAGGCTCACCATCTATAATGTTGACAGAAACTTCTCCAGATATTGTGCTAATAACAGGTGCTACAGGAGCATACGCATTGCCAGTCCTGAAGTATAAAACGTAGTTTGTTGCAAGAGTGCCACCAGATATACTCTGAACTCCCTGTGCGCCACCTATAATGATTAGTGCATAGTGTGTGTTAGCATTGAACGCATACGGTTTTATGAAAACTTCTGTTCTTTTGAGGCTAATGTTTGTTGATATCTGAGTGTAGAACACACTATGATCTTCATTTGTCCTATAGAGGAGAAAGAATTGTGATGTTGCATAAGAGCCTTCTATCTCTTCATCAAACCTGACAATGATAGAATCATCAAGGTACGCCGGGGAAGCTATGTCTGGAGGGTAAGTAGAAACTACATTCATCTTCGTGTCCTTACGTTATGAAAGCTGGTTAAGACGAGATCTCATAACATCTAGAAATTCCTTGCGATTCTTCTCCATCAATTCTACATCAATGCACCGCACAAGGAAGTCCTTGTTCCGCACACCGGCGACATAGTCTTTGAATCTGTTGATATTTGTTTCAGATACAGCAATTCTAGCGTTGATCGTAGTCTGATCATTAGCTATTGCGTATGCCAGGCGATTTGATACATCTTGTTTGTCGAGTTTTACTTCTTCATCAGCAAGCACTATCGTTCCTATCTTTAGGCTTGCAAGGAGATCAGCGCATGCTGCCTTTGGGAAGTCTTTAGGAACCTTGAACGTAACGTCGCCACGGAACGCATTCAGTTCGAAGAGTATCTCTTCAGAACCTGTCTCACTATTTATCCAACAAAACCTGTATATGGGAGTCCATGGAGGCAGAGCTATAATCCGCCCGATAAGGTCTTCTGATAACATGTGCGTGAGATCGTCCTTGTGATCTCCACTACTCCCCAAGTTTTCTTCTTTGGTATCGTCTTGTAAAACTTCTTCGACTTCATTAGAATGAATGATGTTCTCTAACATAGATTTCTCCTTTATATCATAGTCTTTCTATAATGATACCATATTGGAAGATAAAGAGAAAGCCGGCTTTTGACCGGCTCTCTTTTACACATCACAGGATGTTACTCTGTGACCGTAGGTCGTCTATTATAGGAACTGATAAGAAGCATTAGGTGCACCAAGAGCTACACTGTTGTTGTTTATGAAACTGTAGTTCTTGTCAACAACAGCATACTTGATAAGACCAACACCTCTGCCTAGCTCTTGTAATGCCATTCCATATCGCTCGCGAACTTTCATAAAGTTCACTTCACGATCAGGATCCTTCCATTCTTCCATTACTGGACGCTCTTTCTGCAAGATCAGACCGCACCTGGTACTGTCTGCAAGAATAATGTTTGTAGCATACTTACCATTTGCAGGTGTTACACCTGAAGATGCAGAACCACCAGAAACCTTGAAGAAAGGTACCAATGGAGATGTAACCACTTTAACAGCTGCGCCTGTTATTGCATTTGTAGCAGAGTAAGTTGCACCAAATGGAGTTAAGTTAGGATATGAGTAGTATCCTATGCCAAGTTTCCCGAAAACTGGGTCAACAGGATAATCAGGTGTAGTTGCTCCAGAGCCTATACCAGAACCGAATTTCGAGAGTGTTGGACCGAACTGACCGAATGGGTCGCCCCAACCTTCAGCAGTTCCGGGAACATAAGTGATGTTCCTGAAAGCAAGATCACTTATCTCCTTGTCGCGAGCCAGCATAATCCATGCAAATGGATGTATGACTATTGTATCCACGTTGTACCCGCGGGTGCTCATCCATGTCATAGCTGCTAATAAGTCTTCTATCGTTAGGGTTCCATTGAATTTCCCATCGATGCCACGGCCTGTAAGGCTACCCAGCTGAGAGTTATCAGGTTCGTGGTTGTCTGCAAGTACCCATCCTGCGTTCTCATTTAGCAAGTTAACTCCGAGATATTCCTTCTTGTTCAACAGAGCTAACGCAAGGTTTTTTAACAGGAATGCTACAAGACCCCAGGAGTCTTCCTCCATCATTTCTGATGTTACAGGAATCTTAGCTCCATATTTCTTGATCTCTATAGCAAGCCTATATGCCTGGTCATTCATTGATGGCGAAGCATCCGGGAATTCAGCACCTTCTGGAACTTCTTCTACATTCGATGGGCCGAATGTTCTGAACACAAACTGTGCGCCCTTCTTGTTAAAGGGTATCGTAGTGAACAAATTGTCAGTTATAACACGGGCTGGAGCGATAGCTTGTGTCAGAAAGACTTCTACCGCTGCATAGAATATCTGAGAGAAGTCTTTCGACGTAATCATATCGCGGATGCTAACCTTTTCTCCGTCGAAGTTGCCGTAGTGGAAGGCATTGACAACCTTTGTAACAAGCTCTTCGTCACGTTTTATAACAGCTTCGACGAACTCTGGCTTATATGCTCCGTTTGCATCATACACTTCGAAACCATCCCGCTTAACGAGGTTTGCTTCTGATTCTAAAGAATCCTTCACACTGTATGAGTGAAGGTGTGTTAACAAGCTTCTCATGTACATCCTCCTAAGGGTAAATTAGTAACCAAAAGCTACGTCTACTAAACCGTAGACTATTCGACCAGTTAATCCGCTTGCTAGGTTAACAACGCTAAAGAAGCTGGATTTCACGTTTGCTGGCGTCGGCGCAACGCTTGTAAGATCGGCGAGAGCACGATAGCCGAAATCAAACAATCTTGTGCTGAGTCCAGCGGTAGCCGTGCCCTGAATCTTGCTTCCGGGGAATGTGTCGGTAATTTCATCGAGATCCTTCACTGCCTGTGAACGCAGTGCAATTATTTTTCCAAAATTGACATTCCCGCTCTTGATAACAAACTTTCCGCGACCATCAACCTGCAAACTCGCGCCAGAAGCTAAAACGTTAAGGTCATCACCGCTTGTAAGATCGTGTGCCTGTGGAGCATATACAAACTGATGATATCTAGAAACATCAGCCAGGAAAGCTGCCACTGCGTTTGCGGTAGCCTGGTTACTGCTGTCGTACGCTATTGATATGAACGGCAGTGTGAAGTATCCTTTTGTACACACAGATATAGCCGGATTAACCGGGTTGTACATATGGAATCTTTCACGAATGTCGCCAAAAGCCCTGTGTAACAGAACACCTAATGGTTTTGTGCCTGCAGCTATTCTATACTTGTCGTTTGATGTTGGAACTGTGCCGGATGTTGTAAGCACACCAGCATCGCCGTCTATAGAACTATAAGAGAGATCAGACGCTCCGGTTGTTCCGTTACATGGGACTAACAAACCTACTGTATCGGTATCATACAGATAGGTATATGGTTTCTGATACTTGTTCCCATCAACGCCTATAGTTACATACATGTTGCCACTTGTGTCAATGCCTGTTGGAGCGAGAGTAATGTCAGCAAGCAAAGCTGATGACCCGATAGACACTGCTGCTACAACATCTCCTGCGCTCATAACAACAGGAGCCTGACTCTGCTGATCAACATACAGTGCTGGTAAATATTTTACAGGGTAAAACTTACCGATCACATCTTTCTGATCGTAACGGGCAACATCTTCCATTGTCCCAAGTTTGACAATGGTACTATCTTCCTTAAGGGGCTTAATACCGCTATATGCTCCCCCTGTTGGATTAAATGTAAGTGCCATATTCTACAGTCTCCTTATTATTTAATTTTGAAAACAACTGCATTCTTCCGAACTGTCTGCTCCTTTTTTGGACTAGAGCTGATATTCATTCTATGTGAGCGAATATACTCTGCAATATCCATTTTCGGAGCATTTTGAGCGGAATCAGTTGTATGGTTCTCATTTGTCTGTACATTTTTATGTACATTACTACTATCATTAGCAATCGCGTCAGCAACGCTTACTTTGTTGTCTGCTTTATCATCTTCAGCCACTGGTTCAGCACTATTCTGTGCTGGAGCACTATCATTAGTTGATACGTTATCATCGCTATTCCCGGTTGCTTGATCAGTCTCTGCTGAGCTAGCATCGGGATTGACACTATCATCTATATCTACAGTATCGTTGCTGTTGTTAGGCTGCATCATATCTGCCTGAGATGTCATCTGCGCTTTTCTTAACTTCTCAAGTTCATCGCTAAGTTCTATTACTTTCTCAGATAATGTTATGATGCTTTTAAGTGTGCTTGCCATTGCAACTGCATCTTGGGCGGTGATAGTTTGCTGTGCCTGAGGATTTGCGCTAGGAATATTGCTTGAATCTGATACCGAAGCAGTCGAAATGTTAGAACCTCTGATTGTCATTGTGTTATCTCCTTCTGGTAAAATATCGCTTGCTCCTATATCGTTTGAATCATAGATTGCTATAGAGCCTAAGGTTAGATCATGGTCAGATATAGTATCTTGCTTCTTATCAAACACTGTGTTTGAATCAGTAACTACTACTGCTAAAATGGCAGCGCCGGCATCTGCGGGACTGGTTACTATAGAAAGCTCTTCGAAGGAAGGGTCTGACATTGTATAGTAGCATTTTTTACCATCATAGACCATACCAGGAACATGATCACATGGAGCATTATTGTCGCTTAACACTGTCTCAAGTGGGTTCTTCCCACATATCGTACATTTCACCTTGTCCCGTGGAAAGTATGCTCCTATAGAAACATGCATCAGTTGCCTGCTTTTCAGAGCATCGATAACTCTTGTTCCGTCTGGAAGTGATGCGGTTTCTGGGATGTACGCACCCACTACTATGCACCCATCAGCTACACCGTTTGGTGTCTCAACCTTTGACTTCCTGAACTCTGCTTTGATAACCCTACCAATGGGATATGAGTTGCTATCATAAAAAAATGAGAAGAATTCGCTGGCAGTTTTATGATTGAACATGAGCGGTTTCCATGACGGAGTGTAGTATGTTTTGACAGCTTCGTCCATACCTTTGCTCATGTAGATGATATTCTTAGCGTTCGGAACACCGGTATGTGCTGCTTCTATAACACAGACGTATCCCTTCGGCAACCCATGGGTATTAGCAATCTGCAACACCTCTTCTACGAGAGCTTCATTCATTTTCTCTTCAGAGCTCTTAGGTTTCCGGTTAAGTACTAAAGAGTAGTTTGAAACGATAACTTTGTCATTCATCATAGAACGTATCTCCTTTTCGACATTATAGTTTCATTTTTACGAAATGGCACACACACTGCACACACCAGTATCTCATTACTCTATTATCCCTAATAGCTTCTCAAAACCACGCACGATTGAGTCATTTACAGCACTGCTTATAACAGTTTTTGTTTTCTCAGCGTCGAAGTTACGTAAGGAGCACAGCTGTACGAGAACAGCAAGGCCTTCAGCTTTGTCGGAGATAAATCCATCCATTGCAAGCAGGTAAAACTCTCTTATGGTGTCGATAGTTGCGAATGTGTCCTCGGCTTGCCTTCCATCTTTTTGACTCTTGAAGCACCCTAACGATTTAGCTTTCCTATATAAACATGCTCTTATTTTGTCCTTGTCCCCAGGGCCTTTATATCTTCCAAGTAGCGAGAGCCCGGCTCTAACATGGCCACAGTCGTTAGCTGGAAAACTCCTGTCTGGTCCACAGAATGCCGAATCTGGCAACTTATCCCTCTCCTTAGCGCTCAGCTTTTTGTCTGTAACATGGTTCATGTTTAATCCTCCTAGTCTTTTCGTGATCCAGGCGATAACTTCTTACCGTACTGGTTTACTGGTTGCTGTAGTGTTGGGTTAAAGGTCGCAAAGTCTTCAGGTTTAGACTTTACCAAAGCAAGGGGAATCTGAACTCTGGCAAGATATGTGTCCTCAGAATCTTGTTTAGACAACGGTCTTCGCTTGAGCACTTTCCTAGCTTCGCTTGTTGTAATAAGATTTGACTGATAGAGATTGATAGCGTTGTTGGATTTCTCGATCATCCTCGACAATGTCATTTCGTTAAACTCGAACGTTACGATAGGATCCCCCTCATCATCTACTGTGGGCTTTCCTGCATTTGATAGTATATCGCAAATTAGCTGAAACGTTATGGCATTTTCCACTATGGATGCCATGTATGAGCATCGATCTGCTAGGCTATTGTCATGGGATTCACTTGTAGCCCTATTAGCAGTGTCCCCTTCGCCAACTATAACTCCAGATGTGCCTGATCCTATAAATATCCTATCCTTGAAATGTTCAATGTATGGTATCATGTTTGATATGCCACTCTGCAACCTTACCGATTCTATTACTACTCTGTGATCAGTAGCAATTATTCCGTTCGGCGCCATCGCGGCTATCTCATCAACAATCATTTGAGTTTCCCCCCTTCTACAGGGTGCTTCCGGGGTGCCCACTTTGGCATGGAGGAGCGGTGAACCATACTGGAAAGCAAGCAGTTCTACGGTTTCTTCCAAGCTTCTCAAAGTAAGTATGTCATCTATTATCTGTATACAAGGCGGTTCTGGGTAAATTTTTGTCCCAGGGTCGGTAAAGAATCCGATGATACAGTCGCTAACTGGGATCTGATCTTGCTTTGCTAGGCCACTAAGCGGTATGTTTCGTACGCCGTTAGTTAAGTTCTCTACGTATACATATCTGATAGATAAGCTATCATCGACTACAAACGATACATACGGGATGTCGAGAGGAACAAGTCTTTTAATGCTCTTCCCGTATGATGTTTTCTGCCATTCCTTTTTGACAACAAAGAATCCATACTTCAGGAGGTCGGTTAATATTCTGGATATTAGGCTAAGGAGCGGGATAACAGAAGATCTCTGATACTCTGACATTACTGCTCTTACAAACCTCCCGTATACCTCTTCTTCTGACACAAAGTAAAATCCGTTCCTCAGTGTTGTCTCTACTTGCCTTCCTACAGAACGGGAAAAGTAGCTTTCTATCGAATAATAGCGATCTATATCTGAGTATTTGTATGGACTCCGGACAATTGTCATGTTGTTGTTGGTCTTTACCATTATCGGAGTGCCGACAAAAGCATCTCTGACATTCATGTAGGATGAACCTTCGATAGTCTTGAGTCCTTTTCTAACAACGGAGCTGTAAGACTCGCTCTGTACAAGTCTAAATATTTTCCTATCCCGGTCAATAGCGTTCTTGAAAAGCTTAATCTGCTTTGTTGCTGGTTTTTGGGAATATCCGTGGTCAGAAAGGATGGCTTCTATACGCCTGTCAATCTCGGCCCTAAGCTTCTCTTCTATAGTCACATCTATATCATTTTTTAATGCGTTATAGAGAGCGTTTTTCGCTTTCGTGATTATATTCATGCTGAACCTCTTAGTATATCAAATATGTGCAACATTGATTCGCGTGCCTCATTAATGCTCACACCGGAGCGGTCCTGGAGAAGCTTTATAAAGTCGTTGAATGTTGCTTTTTCTCCTAAGTCTGCCTCCTTAACTATGGTACCAAAATTTTTCATTGATTGCACAACAATATCTTCTGCTGTACCGCTGAGTGGACCAAATGAACGGGATATTGCTCCTGGAAGGTTGTCAATTGCGCTTTTCTCAGATTCTGACACTGGGAACTCGTGATCGGTAAGCGGGTTAATCATTTCAAACATTGACCGCGCTGTTACACCAGACTCATTAAGGAGATCATCAATATCTTTTATCTGGCGATACTGTTCTGACTCTTGGTTCTTGAGTACCTCGTCTACTAGCTCAGATGAATTGTAACAGTCCTTAAGACCGATGATAAGGTCTATGAGAGACTTAAGTAGGTTTGAAAGGGCTTCTAGCGTAGCTAACCTTGTTCTGCAAAGGTAGATATCGTTTATCAAAACGAGGTCATTTATAGAGAAGTCGATAAGCCGCATGACGCTGTTAACAAGGGAGAACTTTAGGTTATTCAAATTACAGATAAGGAAGTCAAAAAGTTTGTCTATCCCAAAGCACTCATTGGCTAGCGCAAGCCTTACTTCTGGTATACCCCGAATACCGCTTAGCACCACGTCTATCGGTCCTAGTATGATATCTATGAATTGTGCCAATCCATTTGATATTGTTAACTTAATGAGTTCCCACATTTCGTGAAGGGGCAAACGTAAACCCTGAAGGAGTAGTGGACGCTTTAGTGAGTTTATGTATGTATCAACTATAGCTTTCATTATTTCTAATATTGCAACGAACTTCTTAACTTCTGCGGAATTTTTTATGTCTGAAGCCCATGTAAGCTTCATTTCGTGTCTGAGATTGTTTGCAAATGCTTGTGAATCTTGAACCTGCCCTGTTCCTACACATGTTTGACAGATATGTCCATCTATATGGCCGGTACCTTTGCAAGTGTAGCATGGGACCATTTTGTCGTTGCATATTCTTCCGCCAGTTTCTACAAACCTCCTTACTAGTGTTGATGCAAACACAAGCAAATATACCCAACAACAAAGCTGTCTCGATGACCCCCACAGTGTCAGGTTCGCTGTGTTTGAAACAATTCTGTCAGCAATACCTAATAAATTGCCTACAGCCTGGTCAAGGTGTATCATAAATTCTCCGATAAACTCAAGGGGGGATGTTCCGGCTTGTGTTATCACGATCGCTGGATCTGCGGTAGATTTGAGCCACTTCCCAGCGTTAGAGTTTATAGCATTTATGATATCCTCTTCTGGAGTCGTTTTATCATCGCTGGAGTATCCAAAACAGTCGAAAGGACCTTTTCCCCTGGAAAAATTTGTAAACGTGTATGAGTTATTTGTCAGAGCACTTTTCACCTGTTGTGACATCAACGTAGCACTGTCGGCAGCACTGATAGCATTGTTTAGCGGTCCAAAGTTCTGGTAACCATTTACACCATATTTCGATCCCGCTTTCGCAATGAGATAGTCTGCAACCACCTTTGCTTTAGCTTGTTCTTCTGGAGTAGGTTCCCTGTCCTCATCTATATTGTCCTCAGCGCAGATATTACCTCTCATGTATCCTTCTGGGTCAAGTTCTGCGTTGATAGCTGCTTGTAAACACGATGTAAAGGAAAAGTTGTTGCTATAAAATTGCCTATTGTCGAAAAACAGAGGTTTTGTCGTACAACATTCTATATATCTGAAGGAGAACTGCTTCTCTAGATCGTCTGAGCTTTTTACCTTTGTGTTGCAATCTTGTGGTGGCTCATTTGGTCCCCTTTTTTTACACCTATACCCTACTATACTCAGCAGTGTTTCCTCTACCCTCACGAGTAGCCCAGATATCATATCGCCTAACTTGAACTCAAAGCCGAAACGCTTCCCTGCAATTTTCCACTTCTTGCCTATTTTTAGTTTTCCCCTAAAGAAGCCGCAGAGATATCCAATCGTGTAGTACACCATTATTACATAGGACAACTTAAGTACTATGACAAGAAGCTTTATCCCATACATCAATATTCCGTGTTTTCCGAGGTATGACTTTCCACTCAGCTTATTGTTGAGATAAAGTGATATAGCGACGTCGTCAAAATCCGATGCCGATTTGAGAAGCTCCTTGTCGTAGTTATTCGTGTAGAATCCTGCTACACGGAAGATACATCTTTTTGTCTCATATGATAATGTGTAAACTGGGGACGTTACGTCTTCTGGAAACTCTATGCCTGTAAGGTCAGTTATATACTGAATCACATATGGTGGCGCGTCTCCAATGTAACCATCTATATCAGCAGTTGATACGTCGAGCAGGCGAGATGCTCTTTCTTTTAACTCTTTAGCTAGTAATTCGTACTTGTCAAATACTACGTACCATCCTTTTAAGATGTCTGGTATTTCCTCTTCAGCTACCTTCTCCACTTTGCCTGCGACTTTTTCGACTGGTGTTTTCACCTTTTTGCTTGAACGTGGCGCACCTATGGTTTCAAATCCTCTTTCAGGCGAAGGGATATTTGGCTTATAGAGGAAGTCTTCAGTAGTATTATCATATAAATGTTCTAGATCGTCTTTGGCCATGTAACCCTCTAGTTCTATGGAATAGATTTCTGTTATTTGCTATGACTTCGGATGTGAAGTTTTTGTAATAGAATGGCTTATCAATTGGATCATTACTTCTTTCAGAAAAGCTTGAGAAAATAGGGGTCGATGCAACTTCTGATCTTATGAGGTTGTCCCTGACCAGACCAACTTCGCGGACGAATTTATCATATCCATGGATACAGACTTGCAAAGCACTAAGAGAATGTGAGTCGTCACTATAGATGAACCCTCCGTCTCTAGAAAGGCTTTTCCTGCGGAAGTTTCGTATCTCTAATCCTATCTTTTGTTCTTCTTCTGGAGGTAAGGCTAATATGGTTTCCAGATACTGGCCGAGCAACCCGACTATTCTGTACTTGACTCTCACTTTCATGTACTCTCGATGTTGAACTTCGCCACTCTCAGTCTGATAATCGAGGGTTATCGTATCATAAAGGTTAGAGTCCACCACATTTATAAGTCTTTCTGGATCGAACCCTTTCGTAGATAGTTCTAGCTTTAGCATCTCAATCTGTGTTGCCCCATACCCTGCGTCGACACTGACTACCGCATACTTATTCTCTTCAATAAGATTTATGATATGCTTAACTGCACTCAGCTGGGTGTACTCTTCATATGCAATCTTATCATTTCTCGTAAGCAGGAGTTTGTTCCACATGTATGCTACTTCAACTATTCTTACCCCATTCTGTGGTGTGTTCCAGTCCACACCGAGGAATTTCTGAGCGTTTCGATATTCTGATGTTTCTCTTACAGATTCTACGGATGGAAAAATGCCGTCCATCCCCCATCTTTCAAAAGCGGCGTCGATAACCTCTTTCTTATATACGGCACCTTTTGGTTCAACAAACTCGGCTAAAACTTCTAGCTTCCAAGTTACTTCATCATGAATAACTGCCCTTAATCTCGGTTCTAGAGCATCCCAGTTTTCGTCTAGAGTCGATGGTATGTGAAACTCAGCAGCATCTTTGGTATACTCCGCTCGGCATTTTTTGCAGAACTTTTCGAACCAGCTTCCTGTCTCGCCACTTGGTGTAGAAGACGCCCACAACCTGATAGATGGATTTCCCTTCAGTATGCCAGTGATTACCGGCCAAGCTTTGTCTGGCATGTAATCTGCTTCGTCTACGTAAACATGTGTTGCGTATTGCCCACGGGCTTTGTCGGGATCCTTGTTCATCGCAAAAAAATAGACAACGTTTCCGTTGCTAACAAAAAGAGAATGGTCGTATGGTATGTTCACGGAGTCCTTATTCCTGTTGTGTTGTCTCATACTCAACATCATGGCTATGTCTGTTCCGCGTACAAGATTGGATATGATTTTGAGCATGCGGTTCATGAGCGGAATACTTGTTACAAATACCATAGCTACAACATTCTTCTTGAAGCACAGTGTATGTAGAATGTCTACACAGAGGTGAACAGTCTTTCCACTCTGACGTCCAACGCGGACAGCTCTATCTTTACACGGCGACCGCAAGAGCTCATAGAATGCTCTTTTTACCTTGAAATTGGATTCTCCGGTATCTGGGTGTTTAAGGTGAGACTCTGCCCACAGAACCGGGTCGTCTGCTTCTTCAATAATTTTGATAGCATCACCATTCCCAGTCTCTATGGCTGCCTGTATCAGCGATTGTTTTGTTTTCTCATCTATTCTGTACATCTATTTTGTTCCGATAAAACCTTTGCTTTCGTTAACTACTATGATACCATATATAGAGCACACCTTCTGCGTTAGAAAGGAGTGAATAATGAACAAACAAGGCGATATTGGAGAAAGGATAGGTAATACCTTGAAAAACCTAATCTCTGGTCGATCAGGGTACGGAATGACAAACATTACTACGTCTTCCATTGTAGGGAAGTCTAAAGTCAGTAATCTGTCAAGGAACCTCTTATATGGGAGTATAGGAAGCTCTACGGTCCTTGGAATAGGAAGCTACTTAACTAACAAATCGCTACAAACAGGAATGAAAGCTGCGATGATTTATCAGGATAGCATCCCACAGAGCAGGGGGAGATTCGGGTTCAGATCCACATACCAGACTCAGCAAGCAGGTATTAGCGGTCTAAAGTTTTCGTTTAGAGGGAGGAAATCCAGTTAATGGACTATTCTTCGTATCTCAACTCCATATCAAGATTGTATGAAGAACCATATTACAGTGACGACTATCAGGGTACGTATCAACAACTGACTACAGGTGACATATTCAGAAAGGTTATAAAAGCTGAGATCGCACTTAATGCTTTGAGGTTTGGATATGGTGCTGCTGGGGCACTTGGTCTGACTACAAGATTGAGCGCTACAACAAACAGAACAAAGTATTCGTTCTACATGCGCTCACTCATGTATCAGAAAACAGTTCTCCCCAAGCCTTTTGTTCCAGGGTATGGTTTGTTTGCTAGTCTTATAGAGTCTTTTGACCCAGTTAGAAGCAGAGAGATAAGAGAGTTCTACAAAGGTCATGCTACTCATCTTGCTAATGTTATAAGAAGAAAAGAAAAGTTCGACTGGAGAAAGCTCACAGGAACACCGAAATTTACCCCTAGACCGTATGATTCTATCCTCGGCAGTAAGGAGGCATTCGAGAAATTCTCAAAAAATAGATATATGGACTTCTTAAACAACCGGCTCATAAAGCCAGCAGAAATGCATAACCTCTTCAGAGACATTCTGCCTGATGATTTATACCATGCTTATTATGATTCTATGGATGAGTTGGTTGTCAGCAAACTGAGAAAACTGCGAAAACCCAATCTTATAGAGAGAATGCTAGGAAAAGTTAGTAAAGAGTACCAAAAACTAGAGGACGACATTAGGTTGGTTAAGGAAGGAAAGATATCCCCTCTAACAGTCATTCCTCAAGAAGAGGTATTAGAAAGACTGAGAGGAAAAGGATTATTCTCAATTATTTCGAAAGAGACCAAGGTGCCTAGGGCTATAGCAAGAGTGAGAACACTGGCCGAAAAAGTGACGTTTCGTATTCCATGGAAACTTGCTGCAGTAACTACTGGTAGATGGAAAACACATGAAGCGAATGCCATGAACCGTGCACTCTTGCAAGCATATGAAGATATGACAAAAGGAACTGTACCTTTAGGAGAATTTGGAAAACAACAGATACGAGAATTTTCATCACAATATGTAAATAGACTAGGCTATGCAAGGCTGGTTAAGGCAACAGCAGCCGCGTTCATACTTCCTGACTTGGCATTAAGAACAGTGGCTACAGCAGCTCGTGGAATCCTTTCCATACCAAAAAAAATAAGGAGTATTGTTAATCCTCTTCCGAAAGAGCCCATCATGACATCAAGGATGGCGACGGAGAGGCAACGCGCGGTCATGGCCATCCAAGATTCCCAGTACAATGCGCGTTACCTCTTAGGGAATGAGGCTTCCCTGTACCATTAGTTAGGAGGGTTAAATAATTTCAATACGTATAGCAGAAAATGTTTATATATGATATACTAATCATAATATATTTCATATACAAGGAGAATAATTATGAATGCAAAGAAACTAGACAAAGCAACTTTACACGACATTGAGCGAGAAGATGACATTGAGACTATTTCCTTTTCAGATGATGATCTTTCTTCCATTGGCTCTTATGTTGTTTCCCTTATCATCTCATTTATCATCATGAAGGAAAAGGAGAAAGAAAAAGAGAAGAAAGAAAAAGGAAAAAAAGTAAAAAATGATGAAAAGAAGAAAAGAGGGCGAAAGCCAAAAGATGCAGAAAAAGATATCAAAAGTGGCACAAGGCATAAAAATTTTATAAAAGTCGAGGGGTAAAGCAATGGATAAAAGCTCTCTTCCAACAGTGGAATTTGTTACTATACACCCAGTAACAAGATCAGCAAAGATACTGTATAAAGATGTCAACGGAGTGGAGGTAATGGAGATATCAGAATATACGTTCAAACAGTTGTTCAAAAACTGGGACACAGAAAAACTTGGTCCTATGCTCGACAAGCAAAAGCGCTTTAAGCGTATCATTGAAGAATCGATTAAAGATCCGATATCTTGGTTCGAACAAGAGGCAAATAACTGCGAAAAAAAGCGAGCTCAAATGACCAATGCAAGAAAAGCCAAGGAAACAGAAATCTAAGTTAAAGATGATAACAGAAGCATCGCCACTAGAGGATCCAATAACGGTGTCTATCGAGAGCGATGCTCCTGTAAGCTTTCTGAAAGATCCAGAAGAAGTAGTTAGTCATGACGAAATTCCAGAACAGCTTAAGTCAGCTATTGTCAACACATATGGAGAAGAGTTCTTTAACACGACAAAATGGACCCGCGGGAAACTACGGAGGCTTTACAAAGCTATAGTCAAACCGAGGGAAAATCTTACCAACACTATTGCGCAGATATGCTCACCATCATGCATGCAGAAGGATCGTTGCCCATATGACATTGTCGGCAGAGCTCCTGTTGGTGAACGTTGTCCTATAGAGCTTCAGATAGCACGCATATCATATGATGAGTATGTCAAAGCTGTTGCTATACGTCTTAACATAGCTGAGAACGATGTGCGTCAGGACATAATCCTTCATAATCTCATATCAGGCCTGGTTGAGTCAGACATGATAGAAGCTAGGCTTAACGCACAAATAGCAAAGAATGGACTCTTTACCGATGTTCCAGTAGTAGTAAACCAACAAACCGGCGAAGTATATATGAAAGAGGATGAAGCCGTAGCTGTCCGTATCAAAGAGCGAATATCCAGAAGAAAGGATCAACTCTACAGACAACTGCTTGCAACTCCTGAAATGGAAGAACGCTATAGAAGGAAAACTACAGATGATAGTTCACAAAGAGCGGCAGATGCTCTGGAACGTCTTATTGCTATCGTAGAGGAGAAAAAAAGGCTAGCGGAGGAGAATAAGAAGCTATCCGATGGATAAGAAAAGGACTTCTATTTCAAGAGTTTCCCCATACAGCAGATCTATATCTCCAAGCGCTCTGAAAACAGCGTCTAACCCTATTAACTTTATCCTGAAAAGGACGATCTATCAACAACCAAAAACCGGACCTGTAATAGAGATCGGCACATCTATTCACAGTGTTCTCGAAGAAGCGTTTAAAACTATATCGGAAAAACAAGAGTACTTTAAGCGTAAAAACATTACTCCCGGCGGAAAAGAGATAGAAAAAATCGTATCAAGAGTAGCATCTGTTGCGAGAAGTAAGCTCGCTCCTATGAGTGGCGACTTCAGGATGAGTGAGTTCAAGTATGCAAAAGACATGATAGAGAAGTATGGGAGCATGATCTTAGAGGATCCGACACTCTCCGTCTTTGTCGAAACACCAATGTCCTCGAAAATGTTCTCGGACCAGTTCCTTGTCAGGGCTGTACCAGACCTCATGATAGTCAAGAATCTGAGAAAAGAGCAAGGCAAAGCAGTTGCTGATGCAGTGTCTATAGTTGACTGGAAAAGCTTTGCCGACGAATTGCACACAGACTTCGTCCACCTTGGCCAGGATCCACAGAAAAGAATTCTCACAACACTTGCATCTCAGACGTTTAACACCGAAAGGGTTGATTTCACCTTTGAGATAAACAAGCAAGCTCTAGAAATATTTGCAACAAGAGACAAGAATATCAAAGAGTTCCTTGAGTTCAATCTTCGAGAAAATATCAACTCTAATTCGGTAAACTCTGTTGGTAGAAGATTCCACCTAATTGATATTAACGAAGAGATAGATAGGATACGGTATGATGTCGAACAGTATGAAGAGCTGCTGAAAATAACGCAAGACTACTACCAAGCATTTGGGAGTGAAGGAATACCATTCTTACTAAAAAGGATGACCGAGGGTCCTATCTACGACTTTCCTTGTGGACGACAATGCAGAACGTGTTATGTTCGCGAGTTGTGTCCCTACAGTGATTTCATACAGAGCAGAATAGAAAGAGGATACATAGGAGAACCGGGAGTACCAGGTTTCAAGTCAGAAACGAAAAGGTCAATAGAAAGTGACGAATTCAAGGCTTTCCTTGAGCGGACTAAGAAATCTACAGAATTCGGGCTTCATGATGCAGCAAAGAAATTCTCTCAGCGCGTTTTCGAAACAGCTAAGAACCAAAGGCTTTCAATGGATCAGTATAGGAACATGCGTCCTATTCTGATGGAGTCATACAAAAAGTTGGAAAACTATTCCCGCAATGCGTTCATGCATAGGTTTGTGACAGAAGGATCTGAACTGCCACCACTTATGCCATTCTCAATAACAGACAGGGC